AAGCGTTCATACCAATCGAAGTAGAAGCGCCACAGGGGGACAGACGAGGATGAAGGAAACTACTATGAGTACATGGCAAGTTACGCAATTATTTTTGTCTGACTCTGGACCACATGAGGTTTGGATCAACATTGACAATAAGAAGCTACGCTGTAATTGCGAAGGGTTTAATACCCGCAGCATGTGTAAGCACACACGTTATGTTTCGGAAAAGATGAAGAACAACTCTGGAGTATATCCAGTAGAGATTTCTAACAAGGCTCCAGAAACTGACGCAGCGCTAGCAAGTTTAGATCCCGTTATGTTTAGGGATTTCCTATTGAAGTATGGCAAGATCGAAGTACTGTAGAAATGCGTGGGGGCGATATATCAAATGAAACTCCTATGCGGGTTGTGGTTACTTTGGACTGTATCCTTGATCGCAGGCCCACCTTTAAAAAGGTATTTGGTGTGGCGGTCAGTGGTGAAGAAACTACGTACAATAGACAGTCGTTATCTTTATTCTGGCGATTTGCAGAAACCCACTCCTACACTCTAGAATTAGTAGGGTACGGATTTTCTCAAAAAGAAATGGACGAGGTTCTAGAAGATTTAGATAATCTTGGAACTAATCCGTTTAACTATGCAAAGGCTTATAGAGTTCCTGCAGATCTTGTTGCAGAGTTAGCTTACAGGCCAGAGCTAAAGCATGTTATTGATATACCCGCACGTTCGTTACGTTATGGGCATTGGTATTTAGATATGGGGGCAGCCGGTGGCAGCAGATAATGAAGAGAGATTAATATCTCGGGTCGTAAGGACTCGGGAAATTATCCCTGCCTTAGAAAAGGGCGTAGACGATAGTTGGTTCTTTGTTGATGAGAACCGTGCTGTCTGGAAGTTTATTCGTACCCACTGGACTCGCTACCAAGAGATCCCTAGTGCAGTAACTGTTAAGGATAACTTTCCTACATACCGTTTGCTTGCTGTAGAAGATTCGTTAGACTACCTGGTAGATCAACTAGTAGAGTACCGTAGACGTCAGAAAGCTATCGAAGTAGTTCAGTCTGCCGCCGAGCTTATTGCTTCGGGAAATCACGACGGTGCGATTGCAGAGATGAGTTCCGGCATTGCAACTATCTATGATGAGGGTGCTACCCAATCTAGCGACGTTGATCTTACTAAGGATCCTGACAAGCGTTACCAAGAATACTTAGATATTAAAACTCGTGATGGTGCTTTGCTTGGGTACCGCACAGGGTTTAGAACTATTGACGAGGCTACTGCCGGTTTACAGAATGGCCAGTTGATTACAATCATTGCACCACCTAAGACTGGTAAGTCAGTCCTTGCTATGCAGATTGCGGTTAACGTACACGAGGACGGGCACGTTCCAATGTTCCAGTCTTTTGAGATGAGCAATATTGAGCAGCAACATCGTCACGATGCTATGCGTGCTAAGATTGCACACTCTCGTTTGGTACGAGGAAATTTAAACTTAGACGAAGAGAAAAGATATAAAGCAACCCTAGAGCGCATGGAAACAATGCAGAAGTTTTACCTGACAGATAGTACCTCTGCAATGACAGTTACTGGTTTGGCTGCAAAGATTGAGAAGATCAAACCGGATATTGTATTTGTTGACGGTGTCTACCTTATGGTTGACGAGGCAAGCGGTGAGTCAAATACACCGCAGGCCTTGACAAGTATTACTCGTAACCTAAAGCGTTTAGCACAGAAAGCTAATATTCCAATTGTGGTGTCCACCCAGGTTCTTCTATGGAAAATGAAGAAGCGTCAGGTATCTGCCGATGCGATTGGTTATTCATCTTCGTTCTTCCAAGACTCAGATGTTATTTTAGGTCTTCAAAAACAAGATGAAGAAGATGATTCATCCCGTGAACTTCGTATTGTTGCAAGCCGTAACTCCGGTCCAGCAACTAGCGATCTTCTATGGGACTGGGAAGAAGGGAAGTTCGAAGAGTATGGAACCTTTGGCACTCCAATCAAACCCTTTTAACGGAACTCAACTATGCGCTGGAGAAAACCCAGACGTATTCTTTCCAGAAAAGTACACAAACCATAAAGCAGTTCAGAGGGCTAAAGGAATTTGTGGAGATTGTTGGATTAAAGAAGAGTGTTTTAAGTACGCAATACAGATCCCAAACCTAGAGGGCATCTGGGCAGGAACAACACCTCAGGAGAGGAAACGATTATTAAAGACATCAGCGATCTAAAACCAGATTACACAAACGCAATGGATGTACGTGGAGAACCAACTCACGTTTGTCCGTGTGGTTCAATGCTTTGGAATGTTAAGGCTATGTTCCAAGACTATGAAATCTCAATGTACTTCTTAGACATGGAGTGTGCAGAGTGTGGCACTAAAGCTACCGCACCAACATTGCCAGACATGCCAGAAGACTATGTAATGATGGATGACAGACCAAAAGAAGAATATACAGAAGAGGACTAATATGTATCGTGAGGGCGACGTAGAGTCTGTACTACTAAGACTAGGTATTGAAGTAGACCAGCGCAACGATGAGTTGCTTGGTCTATGTCCTATGCACCTAGAACGAACTGGTCGTGCAGACTCTCGCCCGTCATGGTCTATGAATGTAGAGACCGGTGTCCACCATTGCTTTTCCTGCGGATACCGTGGAACTCTTCTCACCCTTGTAGCCGAGATCAATGAGTTTGAAACTCAGTGGGGTCGCCTTGATTTTGAGGCAGCCAAAGACTGGTTGCGTCAGAACATCGAGGTTAACTTTGAACTGATTGCAAAGCAGTTGGAAGAGGCTAAGAATAGCTATATCCCTGTCCAACCTTTGGTAGAAATGAGTGAGGCACGTCTGTCGATTTTCGACAGCCTACCCCCAGATTGGGCTTTATCTGCTAGAGACTTAACCGCAGAGGCTTGCATTAAGCACTCTGTTAAATGGGATGCAAAGCAGCAGGGTTGGATCACACCTATCCGTCAACCCGATACCAATAAGCTTATGGGCTGGCAAGAAAAGGGACAAGTCAATCGCTACTTCCGTAATCGCCCTACCGGTGTGCAGAAGTCTAAAACTTTGTTTGGTCTTGATGTGTGGGCCGGTGGAACTATGATCATTGTTGAGTCTCCACTCGATGTAGTAAAACTCTCATCATTGGGAATTGCAGGAGGCGTCTCAACCTTTGGTGCATCTATCAGCCAGGATCAAGTTGATCTCATGCGTCGTGCAGATAAGTTAATTATCGCCTTTGATAATCCTAAGGTAGATCTAGCCGGAGAGAAAGCTTCTCGTGACATGCTTGCTCGTACTAAGAAGGAAGGCCTGGAGTGTTTCTTCTTTAACTATACCGGCGACTACAAAGACATTGGCGATATGCCTGAGGATCAGGTTATAATGGGTATAGAGAGTGCAAAGCATTCTGTGTTTGGAGAGCGAGCTTTCGTATGAGTTTTACCGGAACACTTCTGCCGTACCAGGTAGAGGCTGTAGAAGCTATGGTAGACCGCAAGAAGATGCTTGTGGCCTATGACCTTGGCCTGGGTAAAACAGTTTTGACTATTGCTGCTCTTGAGCAGTTAAAAGACGAAGGAAAGATTACAGAACCTGGTATAGTTATCTGCTTATCCTCACTGAAGTATCAGTGGGCAGATCAGATTAGGAAATTTACCGATGGTGCTGCAAACACTGTGGTCGTGGATGGAACCCCGTCTAAAAGAGCAGAGCAATACGTTACCGCTGAAACAGCTGACTACGTCATCCTCAATTACGAGCAGGTTGTTAACGACTGGGAGTATGTTCAACATCTTGCGAGAGGGTTCGTCGTATGCGACGAAGCAACCGCAATCAAAAGCTTTAGATCAAAACGATCAAAGCAAGTAAAAAAGCTTACTAGCCCTGTTAAGTTTGCGTTAACCGGCACCCCTATCGAGAACGGTAAGCCAGAAGAACTTTACAGCATTATGCAGTTTGTAGATTCAAAGGTATTAGGACGCTTTGATCTCTTTGACCAAACCTTTATTGTACGCAATCGCTTTGGTGGTGTTGAGCGCTACCGTAACCTAACTACCCTTAGCAAAACTCTTGCAACAACAACAGTTCGTAAGAGACAGACAGATGCAGACGTCGCACCCTACTTGCCCGACACAATTTTTGCGGAGCCAATTTTGGTAGAGTTTGATCGTGCCGGATCTGTTCTCTATAAAGATATTGCACGAGAACTCCTAAAGGATCTAGACGATGCAGTGGAGTCATTCGGCTCATCATTTGAT